AGGTTGAATATGAAATCCTGAACCAGACATTTATAAGTCCACTGCTTTATCTCACAGTGTCGTAAGGAGGTGATCTACGAGATACTCATAGTCATACGCTTTTGTATGACTGTGAACGAACTCACTTAAATTAAGGCTCTTCATATGAGCCTCGTTCCAATCTTTTACTTCCGTAGGTGGATGGCAGATGTATAGATCTGCCATCCTTTTTATGCGCCTGAGGTAATCAAAACGATTAACCCCTCTTTTACCAGCCTCGTCATTATCATAACCTATAATAATCTTCCCACTAAAGGATTGTAACTCGTTCATCTGTTGATCAGAAACAGAGCATCCCATGGTACAGGTGGCATTAACCCCTTGGTTTTGGAGGGATATAGCGTCCAATGGTCCCTCGCAGATTACCAAATGATCAGCGTCTTCGTCATAAGGATATAACACCTGAGATGATTTAGGCCAACCATCAGAAGGGTTAAGATATTTAGGGGTTTCACCTTCTAAAGCTCGTGCCTGATAGTAAAAAATTTCATCATTATCATCTAAAAAGGGAATTATCAATCTCCCCGTTTCTTCCGACACATAAAAAGTGGCGCGATTAGCCTTCAAATCAAATAAGCCCCTCTCATACAGAAACGCCCATGCTTTTTGAACTAAGGGCCTAGAGGTGTCATAATCCTCTACCGTAACCTCAACTAGTTCTAAGTTTTTTCTAGATGCTTTTTTTGGTGGTTGGAGAGCTAAGGGAGGGGAGGTGGGATTTTCTAACTCTTTAAATAAGATTTCGGCTTCTGCTCTGTTATAGGTAATATCTTGAAGGAAAGCATAAAGCTGAATGAAGTTCCCCTTATTTCCACTCTTAAAACATTGCCATAACCCCGTATCTAAATTAATACTCATATGCCTTTTGTAGTCATTAGCAATAAATATAGAGGGGACAATCAACTCCCCGTTACCAGAAGAAAGCTTGTAGTTTTCTTCGAACTTTTCGAGTAAGTAGTCTCTAATAAACTGAGGTGCTATCATGTTCATAAATACAATATCAGAATCCAAATCCAAGACCTTTAAGGAATGCCAGCTTAAGTACCGTTATCGGTATGTAGACAGACTCAAGGAGCAGTCGAATAATACTGACGCTTTGCATTTTGGATCGTTCATTCATAAAATCTTGGAGGACGGGGTAGCGGCAACAACGCTTGCCGAGCTTACTAATATAGCCGAAGAAAACAAAAAAGACTACAGTTTCTCTGAAACTTATGACCCGAAGATTGAAGTGTGTCTTAAAAACTTTTTAAGGTTCAATGCTACTTTAGCGGAGACCGTAGCAACCGAGATGGTCTATGAGGTAGTATACGATAAAGAAAAAGAGATTAAGCTTAATGGTATTATCGACCGTATCATTAAAGGTAAAGATGGAGGTTATCTGGTAATAGACTATAAGACCTCTAAGCGTGAACTCAAGGAGATCGACCTTTACCAAGACAGACAAATGCAGGGGTACGCATTCGCTGTACATAAGAAGATGGGTGTTCCCCTTTCAGAGATTGTGGTTGCTCATTACTACCCCCTCACTAACCACTTCGTTACATGTAAGTATTCTCCGAATCAAATACAACGCTACCTAAAAGAGAAGGTAGACCAAGTATGGAAGATTAGGAAGATGAAGAAGGTTGATTTCTGCGCTATGGAGAATCAGTTCTGCAACTGGTGTGGGTATAAAGATGTATGCCCCTTGTTTAATGCTGGACATACAGTAACCACACGGTTAGAAGAGCGCAGAAAGAAGAGATAATCCAAAGATTATCCACAAGCACCCAAATCCAAAGTTACAAATATCCAGTAGTAAGCAGCCTTTAGGTTCTGTAGGGGATTTCTTCATTTTTTATCGTTGATTATTAAGGGGTAGTATAGGTCTATTTCTATAGATTCTAGAAAGTTTTCTACTTGCTCACTTGAATACCTACATTTCTTCGTTAGGTAGTTGTAGAGACTGGTTAGTTTAAGTACCTTCTGTTTATTAAGTGAATCAAGTATCTTGATTTGAAAATGCTTAATAAACTTCTCAGAGTACTTATATCTCCACTTATCAATGAACTTACTATGTAAGGTGTAATTGATAAGATCCATAAAATCAATAAAATCTACTTCTGTATTCATCATAAGACTAAATATTTATATATTATATATCTTATGGTCCAATTATCAAAACAAACTCAAGATTTTTTAAAAAATATAGGAGATCGACCCAAGGTACTCACCAGCATTCCCCCCAGTGCGGATAGAATCACGCCTGGAAATGTCCTTATTTTTCGTTATTGGATGGAGCCTATACGCTCTGGACGAAAGCAACGGTTGGGGTCTAGAGGCCAGCGAACTATACTGGTCGTAAAATGTAAGCGAGGTCCTGGGATCTTCATCAGCAATAAAAATAATTTGCTAGTAAGTTGTTTTAAACTAGAGGGAAAGTCTGAGGAAATAATAGAAGCTATCATAGATAACCTATATAAGAAGAGAAGAAGAGCTTCCTATTGGGGATTTATTAAAAATAGTTTAATAAAGATTTTAGGTATTAATTCGTTCCGTACCTACAAATTTTCCAAAATGAAAAGCTTGTATAAAGTTTCTCTTCCTACAACATAATCTCTAATGTCACCACCGCCTGATCCAAACACCATACTACTTTTAGAATCTATCCGTGATGGACTAAGACGGATGGAGGGGTCCATGATTACGGCTTTGCAGGCTAATAATGATGTAGCGAATGATCAACTCCGACAAGCACATGTACTAGAAGAGAGCATGGCTAAGAGAATGTCCTCGGAGTCCAGAGGGGGACCCAACCAACACTTTGGTAAAGGTCTCACTATGCTAGGGTTTAGCGTGATGAGTCTCGGTAGCATTATGAAAGATACTATGGGCCAAGCCAATGACCTCCAAAAGGAAGCTTTAAGCAGAGGCCACAACCTAGCGAGCAGGATTAGGGAACAAACAGTAGTAACGCAGGGTTTAACGGCCAATATCCTCGGCTATTCAGATGCATTAGCAATAGGATTTGACGCATTTTCAAAAGGTTTAAGGACTAATAATGTCGCTCTAGCTAAGATGGGTGCGCTCTCCAAATTAACTACAGGTCAGCAGAAACAATTATTTAAAGCTGTTGCTCAGAATACAGAAGGTTTAGGATTTAATGATGAGGCCATGACTAGGCTCTCTATGAGTACTATATCATTATCCCAAAAGTTCGGAGTAACCGTAGAAGAGCTTCAAGATTCACTTAAGGTTTTAGGCCAAGAGTTGAAGGTAATGGGGGCGTTAGGGTTGGGACCTCAGTTCGTAGAGGCTGCGACGAGGTTATCAGCCGCTCTTGGACCAGAACTAGCCTCTTTAGGCCCTACGCTCCTGAATTCTTTAACCAAAGGATCTTCGATGATTCAGGCAAGTATATTAGGTGTGGCTAAGGAAAGACAGGATGTAATCTCTGGCGAAGGGGATATGACAAGAAAATCTTTTGCTTTAATGATGAAAGCAAGTGATAAGGCTATAGCTCTTACTAAACAATGGACACGCAATAGTAGCGATGCTACATTTATGATGAGTCAGATGGAGGGGGTATATGGGGGCCATATGAAAGAGTTAGTTCAGTGGCGCTCTAAGATGGATGCCGCAGCCAAAGCATCAGGAATGTCAACTGATAAGTACATTGAAAGTGTAATTCGCCAGGAAAAGGTGAATGAAGAGTATAAAAAAACTTTTGCGGCATTTAAATCTAGAGTACTTAGTCCATTCCAAAAATTATTTTCATGGTTCTATAAAGTTATGGTCAAACTGATGGATATTCCAGGAATAGATATCCTAGCGAGTGTGATTGTAGGACTCACAGGTATATTGATAGGACTAGCAACTATTCAAACTCTTGTTAGATCTTCCATAGGCAGAAATACCACCGCACTTATAGCCAATACTAGAGCCTCTCTCGCACAGGCTACGCAATCAACTGGAAGCGCCTTATCCAACCTTTTATATTTTATGCCTTGGGGAAGAAAGGGCAAGATGAAGCTTCCAGGAAGCCATCGGAATGTTAAGTCGGGGCGATTTGCAAAAGGCCCCACAGGCTTCTTTGATAAGATAAAATCTTTCTTGGGTGTAGGAAAAACAGTAGCAGCAAAACCAGGAGCGGTCGCAAAAGGAGGTTTAGCTTTAACTAGAGCAGGAGGGGGAAGTGCCCTGAAGGGCCTCGGTGCAGTATTAAAAGGAGTTTTAGGTAAATTATTATTTCCTTTAACTATTTTGTTTGCCATTTTCGCGGAGTTGGATCGCATTAAAAAAACCTTTTCTAAGTTTGGCGCTAGAATGAAGGCAATGTTTGCACCTGTTATAGTTCAGTTACAAGGGTTATGGGTAGAAACTAAAAAGATGTTTTCGGGAATAGATAACTTATTTAGTCCTAT